GCGCATCTGTTGGTGTAGCAAATTTATCTTTGCCTGGAGACTTTGCATTTAAAACACAAGATTTTGAAATTACAAGAAACGGAGTTACATCTATAATTCACAGCATGATTCCTGAAGATCCATCTTTACAAAACAGAAGAAGAGAACTTTTAAGTAATATAGGTCAAGTGGAGGTTAGTATTTCATAATGGCAATCACACATTCAAATTTTTTAACACAAGTAAGAAACTACACAGAAGTTAGTAGCACTGTATTATCTGATTCACAAATTCAAGAATTTATAAGAAACGTTGAATTAGATGTTGCAGGTAAAGTTGATTATGATGATTTACGGAAATATGCAAATTCTACTTTTACAGCTGGAAATAGAGCCGTATCTATGCCATCAGATGTATTAGTTTTGAGATCTGTTGAACATATAGATTCAAGTGGTAATAGAACTTTTTTAGAAAAAAGAGACACAAGTTTTATATCTGAATTTAATGGAACAGGAACACAGGGACAACCAAAGTATTATGCTAACTGGGACGAATTTAATATAATAGTAGCACCTACGCCAGCATCTGCTGATACAGTGCAAATAAATTATATTAAAGATCCACCTGAATTTACTTCTACTAATCAAACATATCTTGCAAAATATCAAGAATCTATGTTGTTACATGGCGTGCTTACAGAATGTTTTAGATTTTTAAAAGGCCCTATGGATATGTACAATCTATATGAAAAGAAGTACAATGAAGAAGTACAGAATTTTGCCCTACAACAAATGGGTAGAAGAAGACGAGCTGAGTATGATGATGGAGTTCCAAGAATACAAATTCCTAGTCCTACTCCAAACACAAATTAATAAGGAGGCCAATTATGGCAATAACAACAAATGCAATCTGTGATTCTTTTAAAAAAGAATTACTACAAGGTAAACATGACTTTGATACATCATCTGACACTTACAAGTTAGCGATGTACACAAGTTCTGCAACTTTAGGTAAATCCACTGAAAACTATACAACTAATAACGAAGTATCATCATCTAACTATACAGCTGGTGGTGGAACTCTTGTTAATCAAGGTGTAAAGGTTTCTTCATCTGTAGCTATTACAGACTTTGCTGATTTATCTTTTCAAAACGTAACTCTTACTGCAAGAGGAGCATTAATCTACAATACAACAACTGACGGTGGATCGAATACTACTGATGCTGTTGCTGTATTAGATTTCGGTGGAGACAAAACTGCGACTGCAGGAACGTTTACAATTCAGTTCCCTGCTTTCACAACATCTGCTGCGATCTTAAGATTAGCATAAGGATTAAAATGATATGGCCACTGGATGGGGACGAAAGACATGGGGAGCATCAGAATGGGGAGATCTTTCTGACGAAATAGTTTCCGTTAGTGGCATATCATTAACATCATCTATCGGTTCTGAATCAGTTACAGCAAATGCTGATGTAAGTGTTTCAGGAATTTCATTATCATCTAGTATTGGAACTTCAGTAGCTGGAACCTCAGCATTAGTAAGTGACCCCGGACCAGTTACAATGTCAATTGGTGTTGGTAGCACCGTTGTTGGAATAGGAGTTCCGGTCACAGGTATCTCAACAACATCAAGCATAGGAACAGCTACAGTAGACGAAACTACTTTAACAGGAGAAGGTTGGGGTAGAGGTGAATGGGGTGAGTTTGCTTGGGGTGATAATTTTTCTGTTCAAGTAACAGGACAATCTTTAACATCATCTATTGGAAACGAAACAGCATTTACGGATGTAACGGTTGCTGTAAGTGGTTCACAAGCTAGTTTTACTCAAGGTAGCTTTTCTCTTCAAATTGATGGAGATGTAATTGTTTTAGCAGCAGAAGATCAATTAGATTTTACTATAGGTTCTAGTTCATTATCTGGAGATGCAAATGTATCTGTCTCTGGAATATCTATGACATCTTCACAAGGTAATACTGTTGGTGGTTTAAAAACTCCAGTTCCTGTAACAGGAAGTCAAGCATCTTTAACACAAGGAAATATAACTTTAATTCAAAGCACTAATGAATCAGTAACTGGAATTTCTGCAACCATGACACTTGGCCAACATGCTGAAATACCAGGTCAAATAATTGGTGTTTCAGGGCTTTCTATTACTTCATCTTTAGGAGAGGAGGGACCTGTAACAGGGGATGCTTTAGTAACACCTTCTGGTATACAATTGACGGGATCTTTGGGAAGTCCTAATATTACTTCATGGAATGAGATAGATTTAGGAGTATCTAATACATGGACAGTGGTTGATTTGGCTGCTTGATTCATGTAAAATATTAAATTATTAAGGAGAATTTTTATGGCATCAAGTTATTCAAGTGACCTAAAACTAGAGCTAATGGTAACCGGTGAAAACGCTGGTACATGGGGTGATAAAACAAACACAAACTTAAACTTAATTCAACAAGCTGTAGCAGGATTCGAACAAGTAACTTTATCGAGTGGGGGAACTCTAGCACTTGTAATGAGTGATGGTGCTGCTTCAAATGCAAGAAACATGGTTATTAAATTTGCAACTGCAACAATTGCAGCAAGCACAGTTTGTACCATACCAGATTCAATTGAAAAATTTTACATCTTCGATGCAACAGGTTTAACAAATCCATCTAACCTTACAATTAAAACTGCATCAGGAACAGGATTTACTTTAGATCAAGCAAAAATTTATGCTGCTTATTCTGACGGAACAAATTTAAAAGAAATTTCATTAGACACTTTAGGCGGAACAGTTGCTGCTGCAAATGTTACAGGAACTATTTCAACTTCACAAATTGCTGACGATGCTGTGACCTCAGCTAAGATTGCTGATGATGCTGTTGTGACCGCTGCGATTGCTGACGATGCTGTTGCAACCGCTAACATAGCTGATGATGCTGTGACTGCCGACAAACTTGCAGACACTTCAGTATCTGCTGGATCATACACTGCAGCATCAATAACTGTTGATGCGCAAGGTAGACTTACAGCTGCATCTTCGGGTGCAGGTGCAGCAAATTTTAAACCTGTGGTTTTTACAAAAGGCCCTGCCTCTGGAAGTGTAACTTTAAGTAATAACGCAAATAAAGTACAAGCTTTTTTATTTGGCGGTGGCGGAGGCCATGGTCAAAGAAATTCCAACGAAGTTAACCAAAGAGGAGGAAGCGGTGGTGATGGTGGTCGTGGTTTTTACACAGCCAACGCTACTGGAGGTACTAATATTCCTTTCAGTGCAGGGGGACCTGGAGCTGGAGGCAGTAGTGGTAACCAACCAGGAAGTGATGGTGGCGATACAACTTTTCATAACTTTACAGCTGAAGGTGGCACAGGTGGAAGAGGTGGTAACAACAACCAACCAGGATCTGCTGGTGCTACACCGGGCGCAGAATTTAACATGAGTATTGGATCTTTATTTGATGATGAACGAAGTGAAGGAGGCGGTCCTAATCCAAGTCCTGCTCCAACTGTACCGGGACCTGCTGGAATAGGTGGCGCAATTATAATTTATACAAATGAAGGATAATTTATGGCATATTTAATTTTTAATCATAGAAACAATTTAGTCAAAATAGCTGCTAATGATTCTGACAGAGATTCACAAAACATAGTGTTATCTAATCACTCTATAGTTGATGTTTCTGATGATGATTTTTTAAGAGTTAAAACAAACGCTGTTGAAGTATCATATGACGGAACCAACGTGACTTACACAGACGTAACAGATAATTATTTTTCAGATGAAAATGTTTTGCAATCTTATTTAAATAACGTCAAACAATCTATTTTAAGCTTTTGCAAAGTAAATCGTGACCATTCTCTTCATGATTCTTTAATGGCTTATCATTCAGATATAGATCACTTTGATACGTCTTCTATAACTTTTCCAATGAATAAAACTTGGGAACAATACTGTAATGAAAATTCAATAACTTTTTATCATCCTTTACAAATACCTTAAAATAAAATAATAATTTTGGATGTTTTCAAATGAAATAAAATTTATTTCAAGTAAAGAGTATTTAAATATTTCAGAAACACTTCCACAACCCGCAAAATTGAATGTTCCTAAATGGTATAAAGAATTAACGCATACTATTGAAAACCCAACTGTAAAAGGTTGTATGCCTTTTTTAGATACCTTAACATCTGGATATATTATAAGTATGCCTATTGATTATGTAATAGAGCATAATGTAAAAAAAAATCAACAAAGAACTACCTCTGGCTTTACTGCTTTACTTAAAAACTCTAATTCTTTAACCAAAAATTTAAATATTAATACTAAAGATAATTTTGATCCACATCCTCCTCACCAGTTAGGTGAAAAATGTCCCTTTGTAGATAAAAATAAAAGTTTACCTTTTCACAAATTATTAAATCCGTGGATTATTAAAACACCTCCTGGGTATTCTTGTTTATTTTTGCCTCCTATGAATAATAATGATGATAGATTTTCAATAATTCCAGGTATAGTTGATACAGATTCTTATCCATCAGAAATAAATTTTCCAATTGTTATTAACAGTGATAAATATCCAGTCTTACAAACAACAATAAAATTAGGAACACCAATAGCTCAAGTTTTCCCATTTAAAAGAGAAACATGGAAAATGGTTCTTGAAGCAAATGATTCAGTACAAGAAAAAAATAAAAGATCATTTAATTTAAGATCAAAAATAATAAACATTTATAAAAGCAGATGGTGGAGCAAAAAATCATGGAAATAGACTCATCTAATTTATCAGAATACATCAGAGTATACGATGATATTCTAAGCGAACGAACATTAAATATTTTTTTAAAAATTTGTGAAGAAAATTCTATTTTCAATCCTGCGGGTCTTGCATCTAAAGAAAATAACAATCCCATAGATAAAAAAATTAGAGATGTAAAATCTTGGCCCTTATTTAACATTGGTGTAGAAAGTAGAACAAGTGTTTTTTGGTCTAATTATTTTAATTTTGTTTTTCGTCAGTATATTAAAAAATATAATAAAGATATTGAAAATGGAGAATCAAATTGTCAAGTTAACGATATAGAGGTATTAAAGTATGTAAAAAATGGAAAATATAAATTTCATGTTGATCATGGAACATATACACCTAGAACATATAGTTGTATATATCTTTGTAATAGTAATTATGAAGGAGGAGAGTTATGTTTCAGATTTCTAGGCAAACAACAAGAATTAATTATAGAAAAAAAATCAAACAGAATGATTGTGTGGCCAAGTAATTTTTTATATCCTCACTCAGTAAAACCAGTTACGAAAGGCATTAGGTATTCAGTTGTATCATGGGCATTATAGGTAAAGACTTTAAATATAAAAAAATAGAAAACTTTTTATCAAAAGAAGAAATCGAATTATTAAATTTATATTGTGAAATAAGACATCGTGTAAATCCGAAACATTTTTTCGAAGATGGAATATCGATTCCAAATTCATCTTTTTATGCAGATCCTTTGATGGAATCTTTAATGTTAAAGAAAAAATCTTTAATGGAAAAAGAGACAGGAAAAAAACTTTTAGCTACTTACAGTTATTGGAGGATGTATACTAAATATTCGCATTTAAAAAAACATAAAGATAGACCATCTTGTGAGATTAGTGTAACTGTAAATGTTGGTAGTGATGGAACCGATTGGCCAATTATTATTGAAGATAACCCAATACATTTGAAAACAGGTGATGCAGCCATATACTTAGGATGTGAACTAGAGCATGGAAGAGAAGAATTTAAAGGAGATTGGTGTGCACAAACTTTTCTTCATTATGTTGATGCGGAGGGTAATAATAAATCATTTGAAAAAGATAAACGACTTTATTGGGGGGTACAAAAATAAATGAAATTTATACAAAAAGAAGATGGTTCTTGTACATTAAATTTTGACGATGAAGAGATAAAAATTATACAAAATAAAAAAAAGATATATTTTACTCCTGAAGCTTTGAGACATTTTGGAAATAATTTAATGGGTATGGTAGTAAAATTTAATGAAAAATTTGATGAACAAACAAAAAATGTAGTCACTTATAGTAACACGGTGAATGTTACATCAGAAAATTCTAATGACAATTAAAGTAGAAAATAATTTTTTAAATAACACTCACTTTTGGATAATGTATAAAACTTTTATAAGTGAAAATTTTCCTTGGTATATTGAAAATGGACATAATGATTTAGTACATAATTTAACTTATGAATCTCATTTAAAAAAAGAAAACAGTTTTTATGCAACTAAAATATTAGATCCTATAATAGTAAAATTAAACATAAAAAATATTGTATCTTCAAAAATAACTCTTAACTACTCAAGCTCTAAATTAGAAAAAATAGCACCACCTAAAGAAAATATTGATATAAACAATAAAAGTATGAGAGGTTTTTTGTGTATGAATACAAATAATTCAGAAATAGAAATAGCTGGAGTTAGTAAAATACCCTTGGTTGAAAATAGATTTATTTCTTTTCCTAAAAATAATCCCTATTTTGCGTCTACTCACACGGATGTAAAATATAGAATCGTTCTTGAGCTTATTTATAATGTTTGAAACTAAAGGTTTTTGTTGATCTTTTTATTTGATTTCATCTGTTGTATAATATGACATGCCATTAACAAAAGTAGATATAGCCCCTGGATTTAATAAACAAGTCTCACAAACTGGTGCAGAAGGTCAGTGGACTGATGGTGACTTTGTAAGATTTAGGTATGGATTGCCTGAAAAAATAGGTGGATGGGAACAAATTTTAGAGAGCACATTAATTGGTGCAGCAAGAGAACAATTTGTATGGGCTGATTTAGATGGTAGAAAATACGCTGCCATAGGAACAAACAAAGTATTAGTAATCTATTATGAAGGTGCTTTTTTTGACATAACACCTTTAGGAACAGCTTTAACAAGTTGCACATTTGACACCGTAAATACTTCAGCAACAGTTACCGTTAACAAAGCAGCTCATGGTCTAGAGCCTGGAGATATTTTTTTATTTAGTTCTGTGACACCACCGACAGGGGCAGGGTATGTTGCATCTGATTTCGAAACAAATCCTTTTCAAGTGGTTACTGTACCAGGAAGCGATACCTTTACAATAACCATGGCAAGCGCAGCAGGGACAACGGTCAACGGATCAGGTTCAGCCACAGTTACTCCATATATCAAACCAGGAGCTTTAGGTTCAACATTTGGGTTTGGTTGGGGCACAGGACTTTGGGGTGGTGGTCAACAAGTATTTAACACATTGAATGGAGCACTATTAGATGATACTGCTGGGACAGGAGGAGTAGGAACTTCCATCACACTCGCATCTACTTCAGGGTTTCCAAGTACAGGGACAATAAAAGTTGGAGCAGAATTTATTTCATACACAGGAGTTTCATCTAACGACCTTACAGGTATAACAAGAGCTGCAGCAGGAACAAGATCCGCGCATTCAAGTGGTGCAGGTGTTGAAGTATTTACAGGATGGGGTATTGAATCATTGTCTCAAACATTAACAGTTGATCCTGCATCTTGGTCTTTAGATAATTTTGGGCAGCAGCTTATTGCTACCATTAAAAATGGACAGTCTTTTTCTTGGAATCCTATCAACTCTAACTCGAATGCTTTAAATACAAGAGCAACAGTAATTTCAAATGCACCAACAGCATCAGTTATGTCTTTAGTGTCTGATAGAGATAGACATTTAATAATGTTAGGAACTGAAACAACGATAGGGTCTCCTGGAACGCAAGATAAACTATTTATAAGATTTTCAGATCAAGAAAACATAAGTGACTACACACCTACTTCAGTTAATACTGCTGGTACATTCAGAGTAGACCAAGGAACTAAAATTGTAGGTGCTGTTCAAGGTAAAGATTATACTTTAATTTTAACAGATAATGCTGCTTACGTAATGCAGTTTGTAGGGCCACCTTTTACTTTTTCTATTAGACAAGTAGGTTCTAACTGTGGATGTATTGGTCAACACGCTATGAAATACGTTAATGGTGCTGTCTATTGGATGGGTGAATCTGGAGGATTTTTTGTGTTTGACGGTACAGTAAAATCATTACCATGTGCTGTAGAAGATTTTGTATTTACAACTAAGAATGGTAATAACCTTGGTGTAAATTTTTCTGCTGGGGAATCAGTATATGCAGGTTTAAATCATTTATATGAAGAAATTTGCTGGTACTATCCACAAGCAACATCTGATTTTAACGATAGATATGTATGTTATAATTACCAAGATGGAACTTGGGTAACTGGCTCTTTATCAAGAACTACTTGGGTTGATGCAAATCTTTTTTCAAATCCATATGCTACAGAATTTACCTCAACAGGTGTTGGTAGTTTTCCTACTGTTCAAGGGGTTACAAATATAAACGGATCAACAAAATATTATGAACATGAAAAAGGAGTTGATCAGGTAGATACTGCAGGAAATAAAACTGCGATACCTGCATTTATTGAGTCAGGGGATTTTAGTTTGAATCCTGATGGCACTAGTGCTGAATTTTTTATGAGTATGAGAAGATTTGTTCCTGACTTTAAAACTATACAAGGGAATGCTCAGGTAACTATTTTGCTAAGAGATTTTCCGAGTGATACAGAAACATCGTCTCCTTTAGGACCATTCACGGTCACCGGATCAACAAAAAAAGTAGATACTAGAGCTAGGGCTAGATTTGCTAGTTTAAAAATTGCTAACACTAGTACAGATGAAAATTGGCGTTTTGGAACTTTCAGAGCAGATGTGCAATTAGATGGAATGAGGGGATAATGGAACCAGATTTGTTTGTACCAGGTGACCAACAATATCAAATGGCAAACCAACCATTAGAACCCGTAGGTATAGCTCCACTTATAGAAGAGAAAGGTATGCCTTTACCCGATTTAAAAACAGTTGCAGGTAATGTAATTAAAAACAGAGCGTTAAATTATGCAGCTGGAAAATTAGGTTTAAATGCAGCGCAAGCATCAGGACTAATGTCTATTCTAGGAGTAGGTGCAAATGTGTTTGCACCGCTTGCTGCAGTGTCTGCACTTTCAGGAAGATCTTTAGGTATTTCAGATTATTTAGCAAATAAACGTGCACAAAAAGAATATGCTAGATCAGAGAACATGTTAGAAGCTAGGGTTCTTTCAAATCAGTTAGCAAACAAAGGTAGTGCTAGAGATGATAGAATGGGTGGTGGAAGTATACCTACAAAAACTTCTGCACCAAAATCACCAGGAGTTTCAAATCCATACAGTGGTGGTATTGGTGGATTACATTCAGGATATTAAATGGCTAGAGTAGATATAGTAATTCCAGAACCAACACCAAAATACACTGAGGAAAACCAAAGACAAGTAACTCAGTCTTTACGAACGATGCAAGATAAGTTAAATACTTCTTATCAACAAGAATTAAAAAATGAACAGGATGCTTTTAATTACTTTTTATCATGACTATACAATATAAAAACCAAGGTTTTAAACAAGCAAGCACAGGGAAGACTACAGTGTTTACCTGCCCAAGTGATGCAACATGTATAGTTAAAAGTGTTTATTGTGCAAATAATGATGGATCATCAGCCGTGTTAGTCAATATGAATTTAGTTGATTCATCTGATTCAAGTGCGGAATATGAATTTTTTAGAGCTGATCTTGCTGCAAAAACACAAGTCAATGCTACACCTCAAGGTATAAATTTAGAAGCAGGCGATGCAATAACAGTTCAAGCAGCAACCGGAAGTAATACCATTCAAGGTGCAATAAGTTATGCGCAAATAGATAGATCACAGGAGAATGGTTAAAAAATAAAAACTATATGCTCATTCCAGAATCTGAGATAATTTCAATAAGAGAAAATAAAGCAACTTTAATAAAAAATTTTATTTCACTAAAATTAAATTATGATTTTAATTTATTAAGCCAACTTCTTGAAAAAAATGATTTACCAATTTATGTAAAATCAACAATTGGTAATATGAGAGATGTATTTCAAATAAGAAAAGTAACTAATTTGTTTGAAGAAATAAAACCAACAATTAATTTTTTAGGGGATTTATTTTGTTATGAAAAAAAAGAAAACGATGGAATAGATTTATTTTTTAGTTTTGTATCTCAAGCAGGCACTCCTCATTGGGATGAAGAAGACGTATTTATTTTAGGATTACAAGGTGAAGTAATGTATAAAATTTTTGGTGTTGAAACTAAAAATTATATTGTTAAAAAAGGAGATATGATATTTATACCTAAAGGTTTAAAACATAAAGTGATTGCACTTAGTCCAAGGATAGTAGCATCTGTAGGTTTTTGGGGTAATAAAAAAAATGTCTAAAATAAATATTTTTACTAGAAGTATTTTGTTTGATTTTTTAAAAGATGAAACACTTGATAAAGAAATAATGAATGAATTAAAAAAACATGAAAAATCTAATAAAAAAATTAGACACTCAAATGAAGGAGGTTTTCATAGTGAGTTTATTAAAAATAAATATATCTGTGATAAAATATTACATAAAGCATTTAAGTTAGTAACAGACACTTACAAAGTAAAAAATAAAACAAATTTTCATTTAGCTAATCTGTGGATTAATAAAAATAACAAATATCATTTTAATACTAGTCATGTACACCCATCTTCTAATTTTTCAGGTGTTTATTATTTAAATGTTTCACAAAAAGATGGAGAATTAGTTTTTTTAGAAAATGATATGTATTCAATGGATGATCTACATCATTTTTTTGATACTGATGAATTTTCTTCACGTTGTGTCATAAGACCAAAAAAAAATATGTTTTTATTATTTCCCTCTAGTTTTACTCATATGGTAAATCCACATTATGAAGATCTAGATAGAATTTCTGTGTCTTTTAATATAAGGTTAAAGGATGGCTAAACAAAAATTTACACATTTTGTACCAAGACCTAAACCAAAAAAGAGAGGTCCAGGACAACATAAAAAAAATAAAAACAAACACGAAAAACGACAAAGAAAACAAACAAGATATAAAGGCCAAGGACGTGTTTGATATTAACAATTTCAATAGTCTTAAAGTAAATCAATACTACCTAGAACTAGAAGATTTCTATAAAAACCCTGATGATGTTTATAATTTTTTTAATTCATTTTCTCCAACTATTCACAAATGGGGCGAAAAAAATTCTCTTAACACAATTCATTTTTTAGATTGCAGGCATAAAATTATTTTAGAAGAATTTAAAGAAGTAGAAAAAAAATTATATAAATTACTAGATAGAGATAGTTCAAAAATAGAAGGTAAACTCCTTACTAATTTTACCAAATTTTTTAATATAAAAAATCAATACGAAGAAAATTATTGGTGGCCACATACAGATAATAACTCTTACAATTGTATAATATATTTAAATCATACTCCTTGTGATGGGACAAATTTGTATGAAAAAATATTTGATGAAAATAAAGAAACTACTGAACATCAACAACCTTGGCAGAGTAAAAAAAACTACAAACTTATATGTAATATAAAATCAAAGTATAATAAATTGGTTGTATTTAAATCAAATATTTACCATGGATTAGCTTATAATGAACACAAGTTCAAAAACAAATTTAGAAAAAATCAAGTTATTTTTATTGATTAATATTTTATAATAAGTATATTTACAGTATGACTGATTTACCAAAAATACCAGTAGAAACAATTGAGATTATAAAACATAAAAGAACAGGAAAAGTTTATGATACTAAAGCTGATTTTGATGCTGATGTTGCTGATCCCAATACTGATACTACTGAAGATGATTTTAGACAAGATCTACAAATCAAAGTGACAAGAGCTGGAAACATTGGTGCTAAAACCAAAAAATAATGAAACCTAGAGGCGCAACTGAACTCCAACATGAGTTGCTTGAAAAATATGTATCCAAAGACTTACTAGATAAGTTTCAAATATGTACATCTATTCCAGGAAAAGTGCCACTGGATCCCAGTAAAATAA